CGAGGCTATGTTTTCACATAGCTGAAGCAACAGACCTATCTCGAGCTCAAGAACTCGAGAGTTATGGCTAACGCTCATAGCTGGGTCACCTTGCATTGTTAGTTAAATCCGTCCGACTAGATAGTTTCAGGGCCCCTTTCAGGGTCCTGGCTGATTCCGTGGAATTTCACAGAGAGATTTCGTTGTCTATCGACAATAAAACCATCCTGGAGTTCTACGGGACCATACCTGCTATCCCAAGCTTTTGTTCCATAAAGGAAGCGCTCGTACAGACTCGGCAGAATTTCTTCCGATCCGTCTGAAGCGAGTAGTCGGCCAAATCCAGTCTCAGTCGGGAGCGGCGGGAGAGGTATTTCTACCTTTTTCGTCACTCTTGCCTGAGTACTGGATCGGGGTGAGAACATATACGGAACGTATACGTATAACACCCCTTCGTTGTTATCACTCACTGCGAATGGTCTCCCTGCATTAAATGCCAGGTTTGCCACTTTTAGTGAATGTCTTTGCGCCGGCGTGAGGCTAAAAGCCTCTTTACCAGGACATAGATTATTCCTAAGATCGACAAAATCCGTGACATAAATGACTCGAGAGAACGTTTGGTAGATCATGATAACTCCTAGCGGATGTTAACTAACGCAGAAAGTGAGATAGGATAACTTCTATCACACATAAAGGTCCAAACCGTTTGTAAATTAATACATCGGATCCAGATCTTTCACGACGGCTTTCACCTGCGTGTTCTGCAATGCATTAGCGACGAAGGCGTGCAAATCTGCACGCTCCAGCGCTGTCATCGTGTCAGGGATTACGAAGTAACCCCGGAAACGACCAGTGTACGCCACTGAATTGATCCCGTTGATCGTCTGCAAAACAGGCAAATCAACATCAAGATCAACGCGATTCGTTGTCCGCTTAGCCGAAGCGGCGGAGTAACGAACAGCAAGCTTCGGAAAGCCAGCTGACACCGCGGGAGTTCTCTCTGTAAAGACAGAACTCTCTGGTGCAACACGTTCAGGTGCGAACGACTTCGCCACAGGTGTGGCAGCTCCATTGTTAATGGAGAGGGCGCCCGTAATTTGGGACATGGATAAACTCCAAGGAATGGTCCTTAACGGACCTTAAGTGTGGCAAAATTACCACCGCGTAATTGCGAGATTAGCGCCAAACCATTTGTTACTGCTAAGAGAGACTCACTCGGCTTATATCTAAGCCGAGGGAAACCGAGATAGTTGGCTGCAGGCTTCCTTACGGAAGACTTAGTCCAACCTTCGCAGTGTCCTGTTAAACCCTTTCCAACGGCTCGAATCGACTTGAGGCCAAACTGGGACTCGAAGACAAGAATGTCCTCGACCCCTGATAAAGCATCAAGAGATTCTAGGAACTTCCCGACAGGGAAGATCCAGTCGAAAACGAAAGAGTAAGGAATGAGCTCCCAAATTAGTAACGCAGGGTTAAGCACACCAACCTGAGACAGCTGCTTTAAGGTAGCGTCTCTGATAACATATCGAACCTTCTTCTTGTTGTACGAGTACTCATACCAGTGTTTAGTGGCGTACTGGACTTCTTCAGTCCACCACCACTCAACAAAGGCTTTTTGTGAC